CTCCAAACGGGTATGCAAGCTGTCGCAGCATAGCCTCCTTCACCAATTGCGCCCAAGTATTCCAGCCACTTCAGTGCGTTGAGCTTGCGTGCATCTTTCAGCAACGCAACTGGGTCGCGCACAAAGCACGGCCCAAGCTGCGTTCTCACGCACCGCCACTGGCAGAAACAGACCTCAGTGAGACGATACACTGGCCGTTCACACTTCACGTGGTAACCTGCCCGCCGAAAGACGGACCGGATGAGACCAACCACGATAGGTGATTCACGGCAACAGATAACAGCGTCGTCACTGTTGTCAAGGACGTATATTGGGAAGTCGAGCTCCTCCTGGACTTTCATCAACAGGATAAACATGATCAAAATACCAATGAGTGATGTGTCGGGCCTTCCGCTAGCCAGGGATGTCACCCCTTTTTTCTTCAACACATAACCATATTTTCTATTGCGGCACACCAGCCTCTGATCCTCCAACGCCCGTAGTATCTCCTTCAGCCTACTGCGGTACCGTCGTGGAAACATCCTGAGATAAACGATCTCGTGCACTACCCCTATCATGGCGGTGGAGTGCTGATCGAATCTTTTACAATCAATCATGATGTACATTGGTCGGTGTCCCCCGTCTCTCACAGCGTCTGCCATCGCAGAGAGTCGGTTGCCCATGTCCAGCGCGTTTCTGCCTTTGGCGACACACGAGCCGGGTATGAGCCCTTCTAGCACCCCGTACACCACACGCTCAATTGCACGCGTGAAGCACATGAATGCTATCATTAATCGTGGGGCAAAAGTCTGAATCAGCCTAATGACATTTCTTACTTTGCCTTCAACTTTTTCCAGTTTGCCGTGACACTGGCGTATGCCGTCGGTCACCTGCACCCCCTTCTCTTCCAAATCAACAGCTGCTTTACGATACCGCTCGGCTTTACCGGGAGGGCACTCGCGGAGCACTTGCTCTACGGTCAACGGCCCGTCACGCCTTGAGGCATCTGCCACCTTGCATGCTATCAATCCGAATTCGGAGAATACATCCACTTGTGCTGATATTGTAGGTTCCAAGCCCGAACCATAATCACACACATCAATCCGCTCAACGAGACCTTGCTGCATATTGCCAGCAGTGGGCTCCAGGACTACCCACGGAGTGTCAACTGGGCCCAAGACGTCAAGCTGTTCATCACACACCCCTACTGCCGCCCGTCCTTCGTCAACAACGACCACATCCCCACCACCAAAATCAACTGGCGTGAGAATTCGTTGGACTTGGACCGGGCGTCTTCAGGCTGTGGCAGCACCGCGCCGCGCCTGCTCGAAGCTAAGCGCGAGATTCGCTGTGATCTCATTCACGTCGGTGCGGAAGTACCGTGCGACAACATGTGGCCGTAGGCGGAGTTGTGTCTCGGGTGTATACCCCCAGTTGGCAAAGAACTGGTTGAGTGACCTCAAGATTACCATCCTATTAGCATCAGTCGCCGCATAGTTTGGGTGACGCGTCTGCAACATTGCCACCATCATTCGGATCTGCCGGTTGTTCCGTGCTGCATAAAGCATGCTCCGGGCAAGGCTTGCGTCACGAATGGTGACTTTGGCGAAGAACCCCCTTCGCATTGCAGACGCTAAGGCAAGTCGTCTGATTGGGGGGAGATTGTCCTGTTCCGGAAGCGTGAGTGAATCAGGGGGCAGTGGCATTGCCTTACCACCCACAAGATGGTCAAACGCATCGACGTGCACGGGGCCAGTCGGGGTCTGAACAAACACGGGTCCGATGTCATGAACATCATCTTCGGCGTTGTTGACAGCAGTCCTTCCAAGAACATGCCGCACACTCATGCGCAACCGGCACCAGAGACCGTGCGGCTTGACGACCAGGTTACCGATCGTGAGGTCTTGCGCGGTCACACGGCGTGGCGCGAATTGAGCCAGCCGAGCATTGATGCGGTCGAACGTTTGTAGTGC